CTTTAACAACAAAGTAGCAGCTGCTTGGAATAAGTGGTTAAGTAAAATAAAAATGTAAATAAATGAAATTAAGTAAGAATTTATCTTTAGCAGAAGTAGTAAGATCAGAGACAGCAAAGAGGTTAAATATAGATAATAATCCTACAAAAGAACATTTAGAGAATCTTAAAGCAATAGCTGAGAATGTGTTTCAGCCAATTAGAGACCATTTTAACTGCCCTATTCATGTTTCTAGTGGTTATAGATCAGAAGATCTAAATAGAGCTATTAGAGGCTCTAAAATGAGCTTACATATGAAAGGGTGTGCTTTAGATATTGATATGGATTTTACTAATGTATCTAATACAGAGGTATTTAACTATATAAAAGATAATCTAGAGTTTGATACATTAATATGGGAGTTCAATAATGAAGATGGATCTCCTAAATGGGTGCATGTAAGTTACATAGAAGGTAAGAATAGAAAACAAGTTATAGAAGCATACAGAGATCCTATAACACAAATAACTAAATACAAACCTTATGAGCCAAGAGAAGAAGCAAAGGAAACCACTAAGGGAGACAAAGGTAGGACAACTACTAGCAAAGTCAGGACTAATAAACAATCTACTTGATGTAGTACCTGATAAGGGAGTTCTAGGCTTAGTTAAAAACATAATACAAAAAGATAATACTCTACCACCTGTAGATAAGGATCAAGCATTAAAACTATTAGAAATGGATATGGCTGAAATGGAAGCTGTAACTAGAAGATGGGAAGCAGATGCTAAATCAGGTTCATGGTTAAGCTCTAATGTTAGACCATTATCACTTATCTTTATGCTGTTAGTATATGCTGTTGGTTTTTTCTTTAAGTATGAATTAGATGTTGTAAATCAATTACTTATGCTAATGGTTGGTGCATATTTTGGTGGTAGATCATTTGAAAAAACTAGAGGTAATGGCTAAAGAATTAGAAAGAAACAAATGTGGTTGTGGTAAAACTAAAGATAGAAATGGTTTTTGTGATGGAAGTCATAAGAAAACTAATCAACTATTTGAGATGAGTAGTCTACCATTTCCTCATTGGTTTTAATTCCTATTATATACTTAAATTAATATATATTTATTAATAATATAATATAATTATAATATATACTAGTTTATAATAGTGTAAATATAGTGTATAATAATATTTTTAACATTAATTTATATTTTTATAACTTTGAGTATGGCAAAAAAACCTTCTAGAAAGACTTTAATTAACAAGTTAGACAAGATCTTTAGTGCATACATAAGACAAAGAGATGCAGATAAGAAAGGATATTGTACATGCTGTACATGTGGTAAGAAACTACCTATAACTCAAATACATTGTGGTCATTTTATGTCTAGGAGACACTACTCAACAAGGTGGGATCCTGAGAATTGTGCTGCTCAATGTGCAGGATGCAATACATTTAATCAAGGGGAACAATATAAATTTGCACTTTTTTTAAATAATAAATATGGAACTGATAAAGCCTCTGAACTGCTTGTAAAATCTAGGGAGACAGTTAAATTATCAATAGTAGATTTACAAGAAAAGTATAATTTTTTTAAAAATTTATTGACACAACTATAATATATTATAATATTTTATATATTTGTAGTAGAAAAATTATTTAACTACTATGTCAATATTCAGAAAAAAAGGTGAACAGCCTACTGCTAAAGACAGCAAAATAGAAGAATTAACTGCTGAGGTAAAACAACTTAGACAGGAATATTTAAAATCATTAGAACAATATAATGACCTCCTAAGAGAGAACAAAAAACTATTACATGATTTGTCTATGCTTAGAATTGAGCTATCAGATTATGATACTAGGGAAGAAAAAAAAACACTAAACTTAAATACTAATTATGATGGGATCCACCAATATTAAAACAAGTACTATTAAATTTATTGAGGAAGATGGCACATGGAATAATGGTGAGCATACTTTCTATAAATATAAATTACATTTAAACAATGGAGAAAAACCTGAGTTTCTAGCTAAGAATCAATCTACTATACAAAGATATGTTGTAGGAGATGAGGTAACTTATGAATATAAGAAAGCAGGTCAGAACTTTGCTAAAATTGTAAAAGAATTTAATCAACCTAAAATAAAGCAAATGGCAAATACTAATACAACAACTAATACATCTACCATGACACAACAAGAATCTATAGCTAGATCAGTTGCATGGAACAATGTAAGTAACTTTATATTTACTGATGAATTTCAGAAGTATAATGTAGATGAAGATAAGGATGGTAAAAAAGTAATCCTATCTGAAAGGCAGATTAAAATGCTTGATCAAGCTATTATTGCTGCTGATTTAATATATAAACAATTATTAACCAAACCTAAAAACAATGAGTAAACCTGATTTTGTAGGTGGTGTCTATGTAGAAGATTCACCTAAAGATTTTGTTGTTGCAAAGATGAGGTTGCATATACCTAGATTTGTACAATTTTTAGAAAATTCTTATGTAAAAGATTTTGCTAAGAAAAATAATGAGTATCTTAATATGGATATTCTTAAAAGTAAGAATGGAAAATTATATATACCATTTAGTGAATTTATACCTGAGAAAAAAGTTACAACAACAGACCACAATCCTGACAGGGAACTAGATGAAGTTCCATTCTAATAGATTATGATACTAGAGATTAAAGACCAACTTGAAAAGATCCACAAAATAAGAAAAGGTGAAATCAAGGAAGGTTTATCTCTTGGTATCAAATCTTTTGACACATATTTTAGATTTAAAAAAGGTACATTCAATATTTTTTTAGGGCATAGTAATGTAGGAAAAACTCATACTGTGCTTTTTTTTATGTTCTTGTATGCACTTAAACACAATTTAAGATTTTTAATATATGCAGGAGAGAATGAACCATATTCAATAGTAAAGAAATTAATAGAGTATAAAGAGGGGATGCCCATTAACAAAGTTGATGAGGAAAAGTTGAAGGCAGGTAGTCAATGGGTAGACTCTCACTTTAAGCTAATAAGCATAGAAGAACAATATACATATAAACAGCTTTTAGATCTTGGAGAGAATATTAAAAAGAGTTGGGATTATCATGGTTATTTTATAGATCCATACAACTCATTAGAAAAAGATAGAGATATATATAGATCTTTAGGTGGTCATGAGTTTGATTACAAAGCAGCATCAGATATGAGACAGTTCTGTCATAAGACAGGAGTAGCATTATGGCTAACAGCTCATGCACAAACAGATGCACTTAGAAAATTACATGGAGCACAACATGAATATTCAGGACATCCTATAGCACCAATGATGAGTGATTGTGAAGGTGGAGGTAAATGGAGTAATAGATGTGATAATTTCATAGTATTACATAGATATATTCAGCATAACCTAGACTGGATGGTTACACATATTCATGTTAGGAAAGTTAAAGATACTGATACTGGTATGATGCCAACAACATTAGACAGTCCAGTAAGAATTAGAAGTTTAATTAATAATGTAGGGTTTAGTATAGAAGGAGACAACATGATAGAATTGATAAAGAATGAACATACTGGAGAAAGCATTTCAAAAACATAAGACATGGGTAAACATATGCAAGTCATTTGGACTAGATCATGCAACAGCAGAAGATCTTACTCAAGAAATGTATTTGAAATTACACCATATAACAGAGAAAGGTACTGATATAACTTATAATGAAGATGAGCTTAATTACTATTATATATTTAAGATACTATACACAATGTTTCTCCAACTTAAAAAGAAGAAAGATAGAGTATTCTTTGTTGATGATGAAATATTACATAATGTTGAAAGTTCAGAGCAGGTGTATTTTCAGCAATTTGAAAAGAAGTTTAATGAGGAATTTGACAAACTACATTGGTATGATCAGAAGGTCTTTGAGATTATTGCATCAGGAACTAAAATATCAGAGCTTAGTAGAAAGACAACTATCACTTACATTAGTTTGTATAACACTTATAGAAATGTTAAGAAAATTCTAAAGAAGAAGTTAGGATTATGAAACTAAATAAAGGAATTAAAAGATATTTTTTAAATGGATACAGAATGGCAGCAGGTCAGAAAAGAAAGAAACCTATGAAGCTAGGAGACTTTACAGAAAAAGTAATTAGCATAATAACATTAGGACAAGGAAAAAGAATAGCCAAGTTTGTAGCTAAACTATTTGGTTACAAAGATTGTGGTTGTGATAAAAGAAAAGAGAAGTTAAACAAATATATATTTACTAAAGATGGCATTAAGGAGTTATAAGAAACAACTAGAGCAACAGTTTGCTGAGGAAGATTATCTTGATTTTACAGGATTTCAAACTACAATGCAAACTGGATTTACTGATGAGGATTTAAAAATAGTTTATAGGTTACACTCTAAATATTTTGAACATCCTTATATTGAGCCTTGTGGGTGTGGTGGTGCAAAGAAGATGGATACAATAAACAAATGGATCTCTGATCTAGAAAAAGTATATAACAATGGTGTTCAAACCTCTGAGTTATCAGAATAAAAATAACTGGAATAAAGGAGCAATATCAGAAAAAAGATTTAAAGACTTTATGGATAGCATAGGTATAGGAGCATATAAAACAACATCAGACATTGATAAATATTATCATGTAGATTTTATTGTTGGTGAAGTAACTCCAGTAGATTTAAAAGGAGATAAATATACAGATGCTGTTTGGTTAGAGAAAAGAAATGTTTGGGGTGGTAAAGGATCTCTCTATGGATTTGCAAAATATATGGTAATTGAGTATCTTGATATAAGTTCTTATGTGTTTTATGATAGACTAGGATTAGTTAAATACATCAAAAGGTTTACTGAGGTGTGTGAGAATAAATCAGACTATCATTGTCTATACACTAGAGAAGGAAATAAAGATGTGATTATTAAAGTAAGAGAATCAGATATAAGAGACTATGAAAAGTACAGACTTCAATACTAATATTCCAATAAAGGATATTGACAGAGAGCTAGTCAGCAAGAAATTAGATAATCTAAAAGACATGCAATATCTAGCTAACTCTGAGGTTGTAAATAATATATTATTAGAATGGCAAAAGAATCATCCAACTAATGATAAATTAGAGACTTTAATAAATGCTGTTTTACAAATACATTTTTATGTACAAGAATTACAGAATGACAGACATCTTTTGATGTTAAGTATAGATGAATATAGACAAGATAAATTAAGAGCTATTGACAGAGCTAGAAAGGCTGAATCCAAACTACAAGCCAAAGAAGATTGAGTTAGGTGTTGAGGTTATATTTAGTGAGGATACTATTTATGCAGGAGCAGAAGTAGACATTGAGAACTTATTAATAGACCAAGTAAATGCTATATTTATGAAATATGATGCAATACCAAATATGTATGAGGAAATATTGATTACATTTCAGAATATGGAATTACTAGGTAGAGTAGATGGTAAATTTTACCACTATCACAATGGAACATTATTTATAAATTTAGCATTAAGACTACAAGAATGAAAATACAATTATTAGATGGCAAACAATGGGATAGAGATGAGATCCTAGAAAAAGCTAGTGATGATGAATTTTACTATGGGTACTTAGGTAAGTATGCATTTAGTTCTACATCAATAAAACATTTACTATCATCTCCTAAAACTTATAAGCATATACTTGAATATGGTCAAGCTGATGCACAAGCTCTAAGAGATGGATGGTTGTTTCACACATGTGTACTTGAACCTGATGTATTCAATAGTCAGATCTTTGTTAATGTACAAAGTAAGAATACAAAGAAATATAAAGATGCAGTAGCACAATATGGAAAGGTGTTTACATTAAAAGAAAAACATGATGCAGAAAGGTTGGCTGATGCTCTACTTAGGAATGAGATGGTGTTGGAGAAACTTAGCAATTCAACATTTGAACAAGCTGAGATAGGAGAAGTATTTGGATTCCCATTTAGAGCTAAAGCTGACATTTTAAGTAACAACTCAGAGATGTATGATTTAAAAAGTACAGCATCTCTACAAGGTTGGAAATATAGTGCAGATAAATATGGATATGATGTTCAGGCTTTTCTGTACTGTCAGTTATTTGATATATTACCAAGTAGGATGGGATTCATAGTTATAGATAAAGGATCTCTAGATATAGGGTATGCTCAAGTAACAGAGGAGTTTTATGAAAGAGGAATGTTGAAGGTAAAGAAAGCTCTACAAACTTATGAAGATTGGTTTATGCAGGAGACAGATTTAGATCAATATTATATAAACATAGAATTATGAAAGCAACTAAAAAAGAGATTAACATGCCAGTTGATCAAGAATTTCAAAAAGCAATTAAAAAGAATTGGTGGTTATATTTTCCATTTACATTTTGG